ATGAAAAATAAAAACAGATTACTTAAAATACTTTTATTTTCTGTATTGATTATTGCCTCATTAGTCACTTATTTAAGTTATGGGGTAAAAGAAAAAACGACTTCGACTAAACTTGATTTTGATAATAATCGAAGTAGAATTACCGAAATACTTACAAGTAAAAGTATTTTATTAGATATGAGAATTCAAAGAAGAAAAGGAAATTATGATTTACTTCATTATTATGTTAAAGGTGATAATATTGATCAACTAAATGTTTATGGTGATTATTCTTTAAAAGATGTTTTTAATGATTATATTTATGAGTTAGATGATGAAAATAATCGTGATACAAAAGGAATCAAATATTATGTTTATGATAAAACAGACGAAAAAATCTTTTTCACAAATTCTAAAAAGAATTTAAAAAAAGCATTTGAAACTCAAGATAAAAAAGTATTAAATGACTATCAATGGTATACAACCATTGATTATGATGAAAATGGAAATGTTTCTCTTGAAGGAAATCAAACCAGCGATTGGGAAGGATCCTTCTACAATACTTCCTTTGATCAACTTTTTAAAAATAATTATTTAGATGAAGGTAATAGTGATATTATTAATCAAATAACCATCAATAATCCAACAAACATTAAAGTATTAATTGCGATACCTAAAAAATTACCAACAAATTGTTATTTAGAACAATTATGTTCTAAACAAGGATCCATTTCTGATGTTTTAATAACCTATGTCTTTATCATTGTTGCAGCTCTTGTCATTTTTATGTTATTTGTGCCAGTAAGAAAACTGATTGACATTGAGCCTTTTAAAACAGTTGTTAAAGTTAAATTATTCTTTATGTTCTTTATTTATATTATTTTAATTGCAATGTGGCTTGCTGTCATGACAGAAGTATTAAGGGCCTCTTGGCAAGGAACTTTTGCTTGGATGCTAAGAGAAAGAGGAATGGCTGGTGCCGGTGTTGCGCTTGAGCCTCTTATCAATGTAGGTGGTTGGTTTGTTTTCTATGCCATGATTATGTATTTTATCTTTTATATCAAATCTATTCTTGTTTTTGGTAAAGACTTTATTAAAGAACATACGCTTGTTTGTAGTGCTTATCACTATTTTAAAGATGAAATTAAAAGCTTAACACAATTTGATTTAAAGAATCAAAAAGGAAACATCATTCTTAAATTAGGTTTAATCAGTGGTATTTATATTGAAGGAATTTTATTATTTGTTTATTTTTTTATGGGAATTATAGGAAATCTTTATTATATTAGTCCACGTATTTATCTTATTTTTACATGTTTTGTTTCTTTGGTTTGTGCCATCATTACTATGTTGATTTCTAAAAAGCTACTTTCAAAAGTAAGCAATGATTATCAAGTTCTTTTACAATCAGCCAATCATTTAGCTCAAGGTGAATTTAATGATAAAATCAATCAAGATCTTGGTTTATTTAATTCCTTAAAAGATGAACTTAATTGTATCAATGATGGTTTTAAAGATGCGGTAAGTAAAGAAGTCGCATCACAAAAGATGAAAACAGAATTGATTAGTAATGTTTCTCATGATTTAAAAACACCTTTAACATCTATTATTTCTTATATTGATTTATTAAAAAATGAAGATTTATCAAAAGAACAACAAGATGAATATATTGATATTTTAGATCGTAATACTAAAAGATTAAAAACACTTATTGAAGATCTATTTGAAGTATCTAAAGTCAATAGTGGTAATATCCAATTAAATCCTATAGATTTAGATATTCATGCCTTATTACAACAAGTTCTCTTTGAATATCAAGAACAATTCGAACATCATCATTTAAATCTAAAAAATGATTATGAAAATAAAAAAATCATTTGTCATTTAGACAGTGAAAAAACTTATCGTGTTTTAGAAAATTTATGTCAAAATATCTGTAAATACGCTTTAGAACATACACGAGTTTATTTACAAATCGTTGAAACGAATCAACAAGTTATTGTCGTTTTCAAAAATATTTCAGCACATGAAATATCTAATCCAGGTGATTTAACAGAAAGATTTGTACAAGGAGATGCTTCACGTAAAAGTGAAGGTTCTGGTTTAGGACTTGCTATCTGTAAAAGCTTTGTGGAGGTTCAAGGTGGAACTTTTGAAGTGAATGTAGATGGTGATCTCTTTAAGACAACAATTATCTTTCCTAAGAAAATAGAAAATGATTAAAAAGGTTATTCCCTGGATCCTACTCTTTCTCCTTCTTCTTATGATCAATACAGAAATGATTTTTATGATTTATGAAACTATCTCATTTTTGAGATAGTTTTTCATATTTTAAAAAATATGATTTAAAAATGACGTAAAATCAAGGGGGTTTGGACGATTAAATGTTACTAAATGTACGCAATTAGTAACAAATTAGTAACAAAAAATTAAGCTTTTATTTTGTTGATTTCTACAAATAATTTATTAATAACTGTATCAGTATAGGTATCAAAAGTAATATCTTTCATTTTATGACCTAATATTCTTTTTCTACTAAAAACATCAACATTATTCAATTGACAAAGAGTAGTGAAAGTAACTCTTGTATCATGTATAGTATGTTTCATATTTAAGTTTGTTAAGTATTCTAAAAAGCAAATATTATTGAAACTTACATAGCTGCGGTCTATCAGTCTTTTATTTTCACATAATAGTAATTCTATTACATAATCTTTTATGGAATCATGTATTGGAACAACTCTATTTTTACCTGCTTGCGTTTTTGATCCTGTATAGAAATACGAAACTTTTCTTTCAATTCCATCATCGTTACAAATTTCATCTATATGTATATCATTTCTATCAATATTGAGTAATTCGTTTGCACGTAAACCGCTATAAATATAAATAAGCACAATCTTAGCCATATCAGTGTTTTCTTCTCTTAAACATTGAATTTCATCATATGAGAAAGCATAATGCTTTTTGCTATCTTCGTCTTTTCCACAACTGATATATTCAGTATAATCATCATCACGATTGATATATTTATGAATAACTGCATATTTGAATATCTTTGTACAAAGCACTTTCATATGTACTTTCGTACCTTTTCCACATTTATCATTATCAAAAACATATTGAAGATCTTGTAATGTAATAGTAGTTATTTTTCTATCATATATTTGTTTAAAATGTTTGATCCATGAATTGTAACCTGAATGAGAGGAGTCTGATAACAAAGAAAATTCTTCTTTGTCTAAAATGTCAAAGATTTCTTTGAATGTTGGAACTTTACTATCATGTCTTTCTTTAACTTTGTTAAATATATCAGGAGATAATTCTTTTGCTTCTTTATCGTTTATTTGTTTATTAACAGTTAAATGATAAAGTGATAGGGCATTTAAAGCTTCAAGTTCAGTTTCAAAAGTGCCAATAGGTACTTGTTTCTTCTTACCTGTAACAAGATCATAATCTTCGCTTGTAATTTTAGCACAGTAGGGCTTTCTACGTTTGCCTGATAGTTTTACCACTGTACCACTATTATTTGGTCTACGCTTATATGTGACTTTTCTAGCCATAATAAAAACACGTCCTTTCAATTATATTTGCCTTGAACGTGCTCTATATGGTAAAATTGAGTACGTAAAAGGACTTTGGTAGGTCATTTTATTATTAAGGTATTGGTAGTACCTTATTTTACTCTCCTGTTGGTAGCAGGGGAGTTTTTATTAATAAATATCATTTAGTTAAATCATCATTATAAATTGTTTTAATTAATATTAAATTGATTTTATCTGATAGATCTTTTACTTTGAAAGTGAAGGAAACTTCTAAATTTACATTTAAATAAGTACGCCCTTTAATAGTAAAAGAGATTTCTTGACAATTTTTAATTTGATCATATGGGCAGTTCAAATGGAATCCGTATTTTGAATTGGGCATAAGTACATTTCTGCCATCAGAGCCAATATTTGTTTTAAATTCAACCCAACTTTTATCACATGAAAATGTAATATCCATCAATTCAGATAATCCCTTATTTTCAAACATCATGCTAAATGTTTTATCTTTATCAAAATAAATTAAAGATTGAGATGTTATAATTGGTCGATATTGAAAAAATAATTCTTTCTTTTTTTCTTCTTTAGTGTTGTTGATTGTCCACCAAACACCGCCTAATGTTAAAGCTCCACCAGCAAGCGTAGATAGTGCTGTTATCCATTCACCAACTGTACCTGGAAAATCAATAGGTATTAGATAATAGAAAAAAGAACATATTCCCAATATTATTAATGCGATTAAACATACCGCTAGAAACATATAACAAAAAAATTTAAATAATTCTCTTTTACTCATCAATATTTTTTCCTTTTGTTAATGATTCTTTTATTTTAAGTGTTTCTCTATATTGTTCAGCATCAGGAACTTCATTAAATTCTATTAATTTCTCATGATTTTCTTTTACAACTTTTTCTATTTCTTCTAAAGAAACTTTGAAGAATTCTTTTCTTCCATTGATCATATTTACTTTTCTATCATCAAAGGCTTTATGTAAGGCATTTTCAAGTGTTGGAGCATCATCACTGAAAATCATAGCATGAACATCAAATTTAAATGGAACAGAAGCATCACCTAATTCATCAACACGATCCATAGGTTCTAATCTTCGTGTCATTCCTATTTTATATATTCCTTCACCAAATGATCCAATGTTGGAAATAACATATACATAACCGGCTCGTTTGTTGGCTTCTCTATAATCAATATTTTCTAGGTTCTTACTTATTTCAGCTAATTTTACATCTATTTCATCTATTTTTGATTGGATATCATTTTTTTCTTCATCTGTTGAACATTTTTCTAATTGAAGAACAAATTTTTCTTTAGCGTTTTCGTAATGTTTCTTTTCTTTAGCAATAGATTTTCTAGCTTCTTCTATTTCTTTTTGCAATTTAGCTTGCTCGCGTTCTTCTTCTCTTGCAGCTCGCATTGCCTCTTTTTCTTCTTGCTTTTTACAATTGTATTCGTGTACTAAATGAAGTTCATCAATTTTTAATTGTAAATATTTATAAGAAACTGATATTTTTGTTCTTTGATTAAGTTTATCTAAAGCCTTAGCACATTTTTCGATACGTTCCTTAATTCTATCAAAGTTGTTAAACTTAACTTTAGAAATTAATGAATCACATTCGTTATTAAATGCTCTTAAGTACATTTTCATGTTATCATTATTCATTGCTCGTCCTTTAGTTAAACTTCCATCTAAAGTCCAACTATCAAAATAGTTAAGTGCAGTTTTGTTTTTTATCATTTCTTTTTGTTTGTTTCTATTTTCTTTGATTTTTGTAGAGTATTCTTCAGAATTCATACAATTGTATTTAGGAGTATAAATACCAAAGTCCATTACATCAAGGTCCAAATCTAATTGATTGATTTCTTCTTTTTTTGCTCTTAATTCAAATACTGCGCTATTAATATTTCTTTTAACATCCAACAATTCTTCATTTTTTTCTTGAATATCTTTTTCTACATCAAGTTTAGTTTGTTGAAGTTCTTTGATTTCGTTTTGAATATCAAATAGCTCTTTTGCACCTAATTGTTCAATTTTAGAAAGATATTCAGCGTTTTCTTTTTCTAGTTCTTCAATACGTTTCAATTCTTTTTTATTGAATAATCCCATTGATTAATCCTCCCAATCAAAATCTTTAATGACTTTCTTCAATCTTCCTAAACATCTAAAGTTATCATTTAATGGATCAATAATAATTGGTTCAAATTCAATGTTCATAGGTTGCAACATTACTATTCCATTAAGTTCTTTGTATTTTTTGCATGTAGCAACATTATCTTCATCACAAAAACATCCAATAACTCCATCATCAACTTTATCTGTTCTTTCAAAAATAAGAAGATCTCCATCATTGATACCAGCATCCTTCATGCTTTCGCCTTTAGCATATTGTGCAAAATATTCAGCACGGGGATTCAATCCTTTGCTTGGTACTGGAATCATGTCGATTATTTTTTCATCTACAAAGCCACCATCTCCACAACAAATAGAGTCATATAAAGGTACACTAGTGTAATCAATGTTAGCTTTTTTATATATGGTATCATCTTGATTACCTTTTATTAAATAATCAGTAGAAACGCCAAAATAATCAGCAAGTTGTTGAACGATTCCCATTTTTGGCTCAGTTCTATTGATTTCCCAAGATGAAACAGTTTTATCACTTACACCAACAATTTCTCCAAGTTGTTTTTGGTCCATTCCTTTTTTCTCACGTAATTGTTTAACAATCGTACCAAATTGTGTTTTCATTTATAACACCTCTTTTCGCTACTATTATAATGCAAATTGTAGAATAAATAAAGCAAATCACAAAAATAATTCTACAAATTGCATATTTTTATTGACATTCTACAAAACGTAGGATAGAATAAAGTGCGTAAAGAGGAGGTGACAATATGAGTTCACGAATGAAACTTGATGAAATTAGAAGAGCAAGAGGATATTCACAAGAGTACATGGCAAATAAATTAGGTTGTCATAGAAATACTTATGCAAGAATGGAAGAAAAACCTCAAAATATCACCATGGAAGAAGCTGATAAATTAGCAACAATTTTAAATGTATCTGTAAATGATATTATTTTTTTAGAATCAAATCTACAAAATGTAGAATAAAAGGGGATGCTGAATGGAAAATGGTGTTGTTATTAAAGTTGATGAACAGCAAACAAAAGTATTTTTAAACGGCATGGACATTACACAGGTTGTTCTTGATATGTCTATACACAGAAAAAATGGAATGTTTGTTGTAAGTTTAGACATTCCATTAAATAAAGCAGATATAAGTCAAGATATCAAAATAATGTAGAACAATAAGAAGTTATTAGCGCAGTTACGATAATAACAAGAAGTTGTTTAAGATTAGAAAATTGTTCTTTGCTGGTTATTTTTTCTACTAAACCAGTAGTATCACTAAGCAAAGAAATAATATCTAGATCACTGTCATGATATTTTTCATAGAAATATAAGAATCTAAAACCATGAGCACTTAAGCTGATACTTTGCTTTACGGTAAGTGTAAAGTTACCAGCCATATTTGTAGAAGTATTAAATCCTAAAGCTAATTTGTACTCATTTATAAGATTAATAATTTTATTTCTATCAAGGGTATCTATTTGTGATAGGTGATTACTGATATCTGCAGGATTATTGTTAATTACATTAAGAAGTTTATATGTTTCATCGTATAACTCTTTTGTATTTTTAATCAATGTGTCTCATCTCGCTTTCTAATTAGATTTCAATACTGGGGAGCATTGATAACTTAATTATAAAGAAAGAGATGAAAGATGTCGAAAACAACTAAATAAATTACTGATCATCCAGGAGCCAATCTCATCTCCTGAACAAATAAAAAAAGTCATATAAATCAAATAATAAAGATGGTCCTAATATTGTGAAATTAATCATTTTAAATAACACGAGGTTGGTTCCTTGATGGTCAGTAGTAGGGAGGAGAAAGATTATGAATCAAAAAGATCAAGTGGAGATTATTAAACTCAAAATCAAAAATGAAAAAGAGTATTTAAAAAAGCTTGTTAAATGTAAAGAAAAAGCTAAAGAAGAATTTAAAAATTGTTTAGTAAAAGAAGTTATTTTAAAGATGGCTAAATTTGAAAGTGAATGCTCACATGTTTCTGATCAATACATCAGAGTGAAAGCAATTATTGAAGTTGCTTGTGCGTTGGATTTGATTTCAAGTGTTGAATTTGCTGAGTTGTCAGATGAAATAAGTGAATTGGCTTTTTCATAGAAAGGAGGGATAGCTCATGGATGAAAATAACATTTCAGTTGAAGAAGTTATGAAGATTACTCATAAGAGTAGAGAATTCATTATCAATGCAATTCAACAAGGATGCTTTCCAGGAAGTGTTGCGATAGCTAACAAAAGAAGAAACGTACACATTCCAAGAAAAGCATTCGAGGACTACATGAACAAGTTTAGTAGAAGTCCTAGTGAGCAATTGATTATTGCGTTGCTTAATTCTTTAAATGAAAAAAGTGCCCTTGAAAAAAGGACACACAACATAGCACATAAATTATAAACAAATTCGGGAGGAATTGCAAATATGAGATTGACTAAAAAAGCTCAGGTCACATTGTTTGGACTTTGTGTCTTCGGTTTGATTCTTAGTGGTACTGGTTATGCTCAAGCAAAATCAACACAAGCAGCTTATGAAGAACAAAGCAAACAAATGGAGTTATATAAGCAAGAGTTGAAAGAAACTCAAAACCAATTAAGTGAATATGTTCAGTACAAAGCTATGTATGAATGTATCCAGGTAGAAAGAAATCAACTACAAGAACAAGTTGATGAACTTTCTAAATGAAAAGCACTTGGCCAGTTTACCATAACGTATTATTGGCCAGGAGAAGACATCTATGGAAGTTTAACTTCTACAGGTGTAATTGCACAAGAAGGTAAAACCATTGCGGTAGATCCTTCAATCATTCCTTATGGTTCTACAGTTTTGATAGATGGAAAAGAATATCTAGCTCAAGACTGCGGAGGAGCTATCAAAGGAAACAAAATTGATATCTTTAGTGAATATCCAAAACAAGAAAGATATCAAGTAGAAATATACATCAAAAGGGAGAAATAAAAATGGATAAATTTCTAGAAAGTATTATTCAAGCCGCTAAAGATGCGGGTGCAAAAGATATTGAAGTAGTAAAAATCAGTGGAAAAGATTTAAATTTTGAACCTGAAGGAAAGCCTAAATTAAACGTTATCAGATTGCTTTCAACAGCTCACTATGATGAAGATGGCAATCTTATTATTGAAATGGATGCAGGATTAGGAATTAGCGGAAGTGATTTCTTAAGTGAAGCATACGGTATTTCAGAAAAACAAGTAAAGGATATTTATGAATCAGCAATAAATGAGTTCGAAAAATGTACGGGTACATTAATAAAACTTATTGAAAATAAAATTGAAGAAAGAGACAAAGGGGAAAGTAAAGATGTCAGTGAAGATTAATGCATTGGAGTTAGAAAACGTTAAAAGAATCAAAGCAGTTAAGATTGATCCAACACAAAATGGATTGACTATTATTGGTGGGGACAATAACCAAGGTAAGACTTCGGTACTTGACAGTATCGCATGGGCTTTAGGTGGAGATAAAAACAAGCCCAGCAACGCTGCAAGAGAAGGCTCAACTATTCCACCAGTTTTAAAAGTTACATTAAGCAATGGAATTATCGTTGAAAGAAAAGGAAAGAACAGTTCTTTAAAAGTTACTGATCCTAGCGGTAAGAAAGCAGGACAAAACTTGTTGAATTCTTTTATTGAACAGCTTGCGTTGGATTTACCAAAATTCATGAACAAGACAAACAAGGAAAAGGCGGAAGTTCTTTTAAATATCATCGGAGTTGGAGATCAATTAGCTGTTTATCAAAAACAAGAAAATGAGCTTTATCAGGAAAGATTGACAGTAGGTCGTATTGCTGATCAAAAAGCTAAGTTTGCTAAGGAACAACCGTTCTTTGAAGATGCACCTAAGGATTTGGTAAGTCCTCAAGACCTAATCAATCAGCAACAGGCTATTCTTGCTCAAAATGGTGAGAACCAAAGAAAAAGAGAAAAGGTTACTCAATATGAGTATCAGGTCAAAACCTTAACGGATGAAGTAGCACGCTATGAACAAATGCTAAATCAAAAGAAAGAGGAATTGAACAAGGCTACATATGATTTAAGCGTGGCCAAGACAGATGCTTTAGATTTATTGGATCAATCAACTGATGAACTAGAAAAGAACCTAGCTGAAATTGAAGAAACAAATCGCAAGGTTAGAGCAAATCTTGATAAGGAAAAAGCTGAAGAAGAAGCAAAAGGATATAAGTCACAATATGACAACCTTACAAATCAAATTGAAGATGTACGTAAACAAAAATATGACTTATTGAACAATGCGGATTTACCATTGCCTGAATTAAGTATTGAAGATAATGAATTGACTTACAAAGGAAAGAAATGGGACAGCATGAGCGGAAGTGACCAATTAAGAGTTTCTACTGCTATCGTTCGTAAATTAAATCCTGATTGCGGTTTTGTCTTATTAGACAAGCTAGAACAAATGGATTTAAGAACTCTAACAGAGTTCAATGCATGGCTTGAACAAGAAGGACTGCAAGCTATTGCAACAAGAGTATCTACTGGTGATGAATGTTCAGTGATTATTGAAGATGGCTATGTAAAAGAAAATGTTACTTCTCAGCCCGTTCAACCAGTAAGTGAAAACACAACACCAACATGGAAAGCAGGTGAATTCTAATGGATTTTGAAATTACTGAAGGAGTAATAAACGGAGCACAAAAAGTTGTTTTCTATGGTCCTGAAGGAATTGGTAAAACAACTTTTGCAATGAAATTTCCAGATCCTTTATTTATTGATACTGAAGGATCTACTAAAAAATATGATGTAAGAAGATTACCAAAGCCAACGAGCTGGCAAATGCTGATTGCGGAAGTTCAATCAGTCATTCAAAAAAGAAACTGTAAAACACTAGTTATCGATACTGCCGACTGGGCGGAAAGATTATGTACGGAAGCTATCTGTGCAAAACATGGTAAATCAGGTGTAGAAGAATTTGGATATGGTACAGGTTATACCTATATTGCTGAAGAATGGGGAAGATTTCTTAATCTTCTCCAAGATGTCGTAGATGTGGCCAATATCAATGTTCTTTTAACGGCTCATGCGACTATTCGTAAATTTGAACAGCCTAATGAAATGGGTGCTTACGATCGCTATGAATTAAAGCTTGGAAAGAAAACAACAGCACAAACTGCACCTCTTACAAAAGAGTGGGCAGACATGGTCTTATTTGCAAACTACAAAACATTCAGCGTGGCTGTAGATGATAAAGGTAAAAAGCATAAGGCACAAGGTGGTCAACGTGTCATGTATACATCACATCACCCTTGCTGGGACGCAAAGAATAGGGATGGATTACCTGAAGAACTGCCACTTGATTTTGGAGCAATCGCTCATTTATTTGCTCACCAATCAAATGAGAATGTTGCACCTGCACCAGTAGTAAACACTACACCTGTTATGAATACTGTTCCTCCAGTTTCTCGAGAAGAACCAAAAGTTGAGGAAATCAAAGTAGATAAGGAATTACAAACAGGTGGAATTCAAGAAGCAGCACCTACTGTAAATGCAGCTTCAGTACAACAAACTGTACAAAGTATGATTCCAAAACCATTGAGGGATTTAATGGATCAAAATCTTGTAACTGAAGAAGAAGTTAGAAAAGCGGTCAGCTTCAAAGGATATTATCCTGAAGACACACCAATTGATAATTATGATCCAAACTTTATCAATGGAGTATTAATAGGTGCTTGGCCACAAGTATTAAAAATTATTAACGAAAATATCAGAGCGTTTTAGGAGGATGATTAAATGGATGCATATAACAACGGGATGAATAACGGAATGATGGAAGGTCATGAATTAGGATGGGATGATACCATCCAAGAAGAAAGTGAGTTCATTATCTTACCTGCAGGTGATTATGACTTTACTGTAAAAAGTTATGAAAGAGGAAGATTCAACGGCTCTGAAAAGATGTCGGCCTGTAATCAAGCAATCGTAAGTATTGCTATCAACTATAACGGTAAAGAAGTCATCATTAAACATAGATTATTACTTCATACAAAAGTTGAAAGAATCTTAAGTGAATTCTTTAGAGGAATTGGACAAAAGAGAAAAGATGAACCATTAAAGATGAACTGGCCAATGGTTCCTGGTTCAACAGGACGCTGTAAGATTGGTACAAGAACTTACAATGGCAATGAATACAATGAAATCAAAAAATTCTATCCAAAAGATGAAATGCCAGTTACACAAGCAACACCTAACTATAATCCAGGACAATTCTAATGCAGTTAAGACCTTATCAACAAGAGGCACATGATTCTATATTTGAAGAATGGAACAAGGGAGTTCAAAAGACTCTCCTTGTTTTGCCTACTGGTTGTGGAAAAACAATCGTCTTTGCTGAGGTTGCCAAAGACTGCGTAAAAATTGGGGATAGAGTTCTTATTATGGCACATAGAGGGGAACTGCTTGAACAGGCAAGTGACAAGATTGCTAAATCAACAGGACTTAAATGTGCTATGGAAAAAGCAAAAGAAACATGTATTGGAAGCCGGTTCAGGATTGTTGTTGGTTCGGTACAAACATTACAAAGAACCAAGAGATTAGAACAGTTTCCAAAAGATTATTTTGACACGATCATTATTGATGAAGCACATCATTGTTTAAGTGATGGTTATCAAAGAGTATTGGAATATTTTGACAGCGCTAAAGTATTAGGTGTAACGGCTACACCTGATAGAGGAGATATGAAAAATTTAGGAAGCTTCTTTGAAAGTCTGGCTTATCAGTATACACTTCCAAAAGCTATCAAAGAAGGGTATCTAACACCTATAAAGGCACTTACGTTACCGCTAAAGATGGATTTGTCCGGGGTCGGAGTTCAGTCTGGTGACTTCAAGGTAAGTGATATAGGAACTGCGTTGGATCCTTATCTTGAACAGATAGCAAAGGAAATGAAAAAGTATTGTAAAGATAGAAAGACAGTTGTTTTTCTTCCTTTAGTCAAAACTTCTCAAAAGTTCAGAGATATTTTAAATTCTAATGGATTTAAGGCTGCAGAAGTCAATGGAGACAGTAAGGATCGTGCGGAAATATTAAAAGATTTTGAAAATGACAAATACAACGTCTTATGTAATTCAATGCTGTTAACTGAAGGATGGGATTGCCCTAGTGTTGACTGCATTATCGTTTTGCGACCAACGAAAGTGAGAAGTTTATACTCACAAATGGTCGGTCGTGGTACTCGTCTATGTGAAGGCAAGGACCACCTGTTACTACTTGATTTTTTATGGCATACGGAACGCCATGAATTATGTCATCCAGCCAACTTGATTTGTGAAAATGATGAAGTGGCCAAACAGATGACAAAGAATTTAGAAGATAAAGCAAGTGCATCACTTCCTGAAGATGTACTTGAAGCAATAGATATAGAGGATGCTGAAAAAGAAGCTCAAAGTGATGTCATTGCTCAAAGAGAGGAATCGCTTGCTAAACAGCTTGCTGAAATGAGAAAACGCAAAAGAAAACTTGTTGATCCATTACAGTTTGAAATGAGTATTATGGACCAAGACTTACAAAGTTACACACCATCATTTGGATGGGAAATGGCACCAGCAAGTGAAAAACAAATAAAGGCATTGGAAAAATATGGAATCTATCCTGACAGTGTCGACAATGCTGGAAAAGCAACTTTGCTGTTAGACAGATTGCATAAAAGACAAGAAGAAGGATTGGCTACACCTAAACAAATTAGGCTGTTAGAAAACAAAGGATTCAAACAAGTGGGAACATGGTCTTTTGAATCGGCTAGAAAATTAATCAATAGAATAGCTGCTTCAGGGTGGAGAGTTCCTAATGGAATAGATCCTGCAACATATAAAGAAGGAGATTAAAAGTGGAGTATACAACTGATTTATTAGAAATACTGAATAATATTGATCCTTCTCTTCTTGATTATCAGGAATGGTGCTGTGTTGGTATGGCACTTAAATTTGAAGGATATACCGCTAGTGACTGGGATTCATGGAGTCAACGTGATTCTAAAAGATACCATAAAAATGAATGTTACAGAAAATGGGATTCTTTTACTGGTTCTGGTGTAACGGGTGGAACCATAGTTCAGTATGCTAGAAATCAGGGATGGGTTCCACCAATGATAAACCAAGAAAGTGACCATGAACTTGATTGGGATGATGTTATTGAAAAAGACGAACAGGTCATTATCGATAAGAACTGGATAGAAGGTAGAGAAGTAAGAGAGCCTACTAATTGGAATCCAGTCAATGAACTTATTACTTATTTGGAAATCCTGTTTGACTCTACTGAAAATGTTGGTTATGTTACAAAGACATGGCTTAAAGATGAAAAGCATTTACCTACTCAGGGATGTTGGGACAGGACTGCAGGAAAGCTCATACAACAGTTAAATAAGTGTGATGGCGATATTGGGGCTGTTTTAGGCGATTACAACAAAGAAGCGGGTGCATGGATACGATTTAACCCGTTAGACGGAAAAGGCTGTAAGAACTCAAATGTAACGGATTTTAAGTATGCTCTTGTAGAAAGTGACTCAATGCCAATAGCTGAACAGAATACAGTATTGAGAGAATTGGAATTGCCGATAGCATGTTTGGTTCATTCAGGAGGTAAAAGCCTTCATGCAATCGTAAGAATTGAAGCAAATGATATGAGAGAATATCGTAAGCGTGTTGATTATCTTTACAACATCTGTAAAAAGAATGGTCTTGATGTAGATACACAAAATAGAAATCCCTCACGTTTATCAAGGATGCCAGGGGTTATCAGAAATGGTAAAAAACAATTCTTGGTTGACACCAATATTGGTAAGGAGTCATGGGATGAATGGTACGAATGGATTGAAAGCATCAATGATGATTTGCCCGAACCTGAATCTTTAGTTGAATGTTGGAATAATTTGCCGCAGTTAGCTCCACCTCTTATTGAAGGAATATTGAGGCAAGGTCATAAGATGCTGGTTGCTGGGCCATCTAAAGCGGGTAAATCATTTACGCTTATAGAATTATGTATTGCCATTGCTGAAGGAAAGAAGTGGTTGAACTGGCAATGCGCACAAGGAAAAACATTATATGTCAATTTGGAGCTTGATAGACCATCATGCTTGCACAGGTTCAAGGATGTTTATAATGCACTCGGTATTAAGCCAAATAACCTTACTAATATCGATATTTGGAATTTAAGGGGTAAATCTATTCCTATGGATAAACTCGCTCCTAAATTGATTAGAAGAGCATCTAAAAAAGACTACATAGCTGTAGTCATAGATCCAATCTATAAAGTTATTACGGGTGATGAAAACAGTGCGGACCAGATGGCCAACTTCTGTAACCAGTTCGACAAGATCTGTAATGAATTAGGTACATCCGTTATTTACTGCCATCACCATTCTAAAGGTTCACAAGGCGGAAAAAGAAGTATGGACCGTGCCAGTGGTTCAGGAGTATTTGCACGTGATCCTGATGCATTGCTTGATTTGATTGAATTGGATCTAAATGAAACACATTACAAACAGTTGAGAAATATGAGTGCTTGTAAATGTTGTGTTGACTATCTAAGAGCAAACAGACCTGAATTGTTAAATGAACTTTCACAAGATGATGTTCTTTCTCAAAGTATCATGATTGATTTCTGTAAAAGCAAATTTGGCCATGATTACTACAAAGAACTGGATACGCTTGTAAATGAAGCAAGGGACAAAGCTACATCAATTACTGCATGGAGAATTGAAGGAACGTTGAGAGAGTTCTCTAAGTTTCCACCAGTAAATCTTTATTTTGAATATCCAGTACATGTCGTTGATCAAGACGGAGTTCTTCAAGATATTGATCCTGATGATGTCAAACCTCAATGGCAAAAGGCCAAAGAAAAGAGACAGGAACAGGCTGAAAAAAATAAAAACAAGAAAGTAAATCAGTTTGAAATTGAGTTCTCAAACATTGAAATAGAAGGTAGAGAAGTACCTGCAGAAGAGCTTGCAGAGAAGTTAAATACAGCCCCCAAAACATTACTTGGATGGCTAGGAAAAGGTAAAAAAAGGAATGAAGATTTAGCTGAAAATTTTGAAGCTTTCTATGGTGAAGATGGCAAAAGATACATCAAAAGAAAGGATGATTAAAGGGTGCGACGAACCATGGTGTATCGCACGGTCGCATGGGTGGGTGCGACGGACCTATATATATAAATATATATAAATATTTGGTCGCACCCCCTCTAACGCGGAGGTAAGAGTCGTGCGACAGCTTACGCACGACGACTACTCACCCCGCACGCTAGAGGGCACCAAACCTAGAGCACCCTAGTTAAAAAATGGAGAAAAACAAAAAAAGAAAAATTGAATTTTTTATGCCTATGATTCCACCTACAACAACTGCTCAACAGCACAAGGTAAACATGGGTACTAAAAAGTTTTATGATCCACCAGAACTTAAAACTGCAAAGGAAAAACTCAAAGCTCATTTGATACCGCATATTCCTGATAAGCCTTTTGATGGGCCTTTAAGATTAATTGTCAGGTGGTGCTTTCCAATTGCTGGTAAACATCATGATGGAGAGTACAAACATACCAAGCCTGATACGGATGATCTAAACAAGTCATTGAAAGACATCATGGAGAAGTTGGGGTTCTATGTGAATGATTCCAGAGTGGCCAGTGAGCTGATTGAAAAGTTCTGGGCGGAAATACCAGGTATATATATTCGATTGGAGGAATTGGAATGATTAAAACAACTAACATCAATGAGTACATCTCATTACAGGTTCTTAAAAATTACTGTTACTCTCATGGAGAAGATGAATGCAAAAACTGTAAGCTAGACCCCGTATGCAAATGTATGAGCAAAATTCCTACAGACTGGGATTTAGAACATTGTCCAGTAAATGAAGGTGATTCCAAATGAGAAAAGAAGATATCGCAAAACCAGTAGATCGTAAGAAATGTCCAACCTGTAAATACTACAACCAAAACAAGAAACGTTGCTCATTGAGAATGTGCAAAGACCAACCGAGTTTGTTTGATTATATTGGGAACAGGTTTTAATAAAAATGGATGAAGTTGATTTTTATTTAAAAGATTTGGAAAGCAAATTTAAAAAAATAGATAAAAGTAAATACTATCTTTCTTACAGCGGTGGGAAAGATAGTCATTTCTTATATTGGTTTATCAAAGAATATTTACACGATACTGAAACTGAAATTGTATCAGTTAATACGTACATGGAGCACCAAGAAATTCTAAAACGTATGTTAGAAAATGCTGATCGTATTTTATTACCAGCCATGAAGCCTTTTGAAATAAAAGAAAAATATGGGAGTCCATGTTTCTCAAAAATACAAGATGAATATATCGAAAGGTATCAAAAAGGTTGTAGGACAGATTCACTAATGATGCACATTTATGGCTATGTGTTTGTAGGAAATAACGATATTAAATATACAACATTGTTTAAATTAAACAATACAGCCAAAGACCTGTTGTTATCAAATAAATTACACAAAGTATCCCCTAAATGTTGTAAGTATTTAAAGAAAGAACCTTTTAAACAATTTGAAAAACAAACAGGCAAAAAAGCTATTTTGGGTGTTCGAGGGGGGGGAGAGCGCCATGAGAAAATCACAATATAAAAGTTGTTTCACAAAAGATAAAAAATTCACTCCCTTGCATGATCTAGATGATGAACTATTGGAAAAAATCTATAAGAAGTTCAATATCGAAATACCAAAAATATATGATCATGTTTCTAGAACGGGATGTGCAGGTTGTCCGTACGGTAGTTGGAAAGGTGAAACCAAAAAGGAATTAGATTTATTGTCTGATTCAAAAAGAAAGTTTGTAATTAAATATTTTAAAGAATCATATGACGTCTTAGGTATTGATTACAAGCATAAACAAGAACAATTAGAGTTGAAGTAAAGAAGATTAAGAAAGGTTAAGGAATTATGATAGCACAAGAAATGTTTGAAGAATTAGGATATAAATACAGTTTCGACACATTTACATTAAGTGGAACAAGTCATTTTATGTCATATAAGAAAAAACGTGGATATGAGCATATAGTTTTCAATTTGGACAAAAAAAGAATTCAAACTTGTGCACCTTTAACTGTAGATGAATTAAAAGCGGTATATCAACAATGTAAGGAATTGGGGTGGTTAGATGAATAAATCAAAAAAAGAGTATATCGTTTATGACAAACAAGAAAATATTGTAATGCTTGGAACTTCTGATGAAATAACAAAGAAACTAGGGTTAACAATTGGCACATTCTATAGTTATGTAAGTAGAGGAGATTCATCAAAAAGCAATTATAAAATCTATGTTGCAAGCTAAGGAAGATTAAGAAATGCTAACAAAAGAAATATGTGAGGAAGTGTTAGAAGCTTTAAAACCAATTGATGATGTAATGGACAGTATAATTATGACTCTTCGCGTTCCTTATAGAAAAGCAATGAAAAAAATCCGCAAAAATATGAAAATGCTTTTTCGTGAAATACCCTATAAAAAAACAAGACTACCTAGAAAATTAAAGAAAAAATATAAGAAGTTAGGTATTTATGATCAATGGAAAGAAGAAAATTTGTGAAGTAAAGGTGATTAATAATGTCAACACATAAACAAATACCCAAGAAAATTAGAATTAAAGTATGGGAAAAGTACAATCATCATTGTGCATATTGTGGTTTCAAACTTGAATATAAAGATATGCAAGTAGATCATATTGATTCCGTTTATGTTCATTGTGATTATAAAAAAGAAAATACATTAGATGAAATTAATGATATTGATAATCTAATGCCATCATGTAAGCAATGCAATCTTTATAAATCCACATTTGACCTAGAGACATTTAGAGATAGATTAACAAGTGTCATGTTGAAAAATCTACAAAAAACTTTTCAATATCGTTTAGCACTAAAATACGGGTTAATTGAAGAAAATATTAAACCAATAGAATTTTATTTTGAAAAACAGAAGGACAGGAGAAATGGATAAATACCAAGAAGCAATTATAGTATATAAAATTTCTATTTTAGAATATGAACTTTTAAAACATTATTTTCATAAAGGATATAAATATATTGCCAGAAATAATGATGAGAGCTTGTTTGCTTATAGAAATAAACCGCAGAGAATTAATTATGAATGGTGTGTTAATGGATATCGCGCAATTGATTTTAAGGAATTATTTTCCTTCGTTAAATGGGAAGATGAAGAACCATATTCTATCACATATATCTTGAATAATTGTGAGGTAGATGAAAATGTTGACTAAAGAAAGATGCTTGAGTTTATTGGATGATATCGCTGGATATGCTCATAGAGCTAACATTGGTCCTAATGGTATTAATGAAATAAATGAAGATCAAAATGAGTTAAAAAAGTTGATTGAGGAGCATTTCACTCCTCAACCTCTTAAATTTGAGGATTTGAAAGAAGATATGTTTGTAATTGATGTTGCATCTAGAACAATTATTCAGATAAAGGGCACAGACAAAAGTACAACTAGGATTGATTTTATAGATCATGATACGGAAGAAGCAATTACATATTTTCAAAATGGCAGGTTTTATCCAATTACTATTCCAAAGGTAATGGAAGAATGATTGCTTTTATGGCTATCCTCATTGGAATGCTATTTTTTATCATAGGATTGTTAGTAATAATGATCAGTGAATATAAAAGCGAAAGAATGGACTTTGCTTTGTATATCAAAACCTTAAAAGAAAGAAATAATATTTTACAAAAAGAAAACCACGAGTTGTGGAATGAAATATACAAGAGGAAATAAAAATGGGTAATCAATACAGAAGAATGCAAACAATCAAACATGCGCTACAGTATTACATTACTAGACCAAACGCTAGTAAAAAGGATCTAATAAGAGAAAAGAATTTATTAAAGCGTGTTGAAGATGATATTGAGTGGTATGAAGAAAGACACCATATCAAAAAGAAAACAGAAAGAAAATAAGAATTAAGAGGAGGACAAGGGATGAATTTTACAGAAGAAGAAAAAGAAACAATCAAAGAAGTTAAGGGTTATCTGAAGGGACTGAGAAAAATCAATCTTGAAAAGTTTTCTTTGACTTTTGAAATAGAGGACATCCCAAGTCCTCAATCAATTAAGTATAGTGATGAAATGCCAGGAGGATTTTCAAAATCAAAAGGAGAACAAATCACCTCTAATATGTTACGTAGAGAGCTTCTAACAAAGCGTGTGGCGCTATTTAATCAAGAAATGGATAAATATATGTCATTGCTCTATTTGCTCAATGCGAGGCATAGAAACATTATTAGAACGTATGTGTGTTCAAAAGGATATTCAGAAATGATTAAAACTCTTGATGAATTTTTTTGCATAAGTGTTTCAACGTACAAAAGAGAGTTTCCAAAGGCTTGTTTAGAATTATCTAAATATCTTGACATGGAGAACTACCCATCACTTGAAAAATTGAATAATAAATTTTATGAAAGTATCAAAAATGAATAA